TAGTTATTTTAATATCCTGATTTTTAGAATCATCTAAAAATGCAACAGTTTCACCTAAATTGTGGCCAATTATCTCACTACCATATTTATAAATATTTTTATTCTTTCGTATGATATTTTTTGATATTGCCCTTTCTACTAATACCGCAGTTTCCCTATGAGGATTGTTAACCCACTTATCAAGGAACGATTGAGGATTACCTTCAACTATATCAAAGAGTTTGTTTTCAGCAACTTCGGCACTCATACTATCTGCATTATGACCATAAAGTCTAAGACATTTACGTAAATCTTCTGCAGACATTTTATCAAATTCCTTTATTGCATCTCTTCTTGCTCTATTGAAAACATTAGCTCTTTTAGCTTCTTCATCTTTATTAACAAGAACAAAGTTAGCAGTAGCTTTATTTTCCATTAAAGAATTTTTAACTCTTTTGTGATTTTTCAAAAACAAATATTTAAGTTCATCTTGAGGATCATCCAAATCTAAATAGACATCTCTCCCCATTGTTCTTATATAAAATGTTTTCCAATAATCTGAATTAGCTCGAAGATCTATCCCAAGTAATTCGCCCAATCTCTTTTCATCTTCTGTAGTGAGACCGGTATATATTCTTCCAGACCTAGTCCAATATGGACTTATGTCTTCATAACAATTTCTATATTTTACAAGTCCTGACCAGGCGTTTTTACCTATCGGTCGTAATATTACTCTCATTTTTCCTCGTGTTTTAAACGGTTAATAAAAAGGGGAGATTTGGGGCTCTCCCCAAAGCCTTAAAATTATTATTCTGCGTCGCAAATTAATTCTCCGCAGGTCGTTGGATCTGAAAGCATAATTCCTTGTTCAGATAAGAAATTAACTTGATATCCATCTTTAGCATTAGCACGCAGTGTCGTGATAGACTTAGCATGACCTGTACCAGGTGCTACTGCACCAGCTACATGCCACATTACTAATTCACGATCTTTACGTACAACTTTCCTAAGATTAGATTCACCATCTCTCATACCATAATCGATGAATGTCATACGATATGATTCAAGTGGTTTACCACTTATTGGATGAAGTTTCCTATTAAATACAGGATTGTCATAAATGGGAAAATGCTTAAGAGTAAGCTCAATTCCATTAAGACCTCTGTATGTAGTAAACTGTCCACCCAAAGTTAAATTCTGTCCTGAACCAGTGACAAATGTATTATTATCAATCAAATTGTAACTAGTCGCTTTTAACCTAAGTACACGATCAAATTCTCTCATGCCCATCTCACCAGTCAAAGCAATGAACTTACGTTCACCTTGACCAAGTATATTATAAGATAGATCTGTCAAGAATGTATCAAGTGTATCTAAAGTAAGCGTAGTATAATATTTCCTGTTTGCAGGAGCAATTTGTTGTAACAAACCAGCCCCGATATATACGGGACGACCATTTGTACCTATAAGATTAACAGTACCATCTGCATTCGCATTATATTTTGAATACATGGTCATTCTATCTACTCTTTCATACCATTGCCTTAAAGCAATCCATTCCTGATAAGCAGACCAATAATAAGTCGACTTTTTGGTTTTAGGATCACGAAAGGCTATTACCATAACAGAAGAGTAAGCGTCTCCAGTGATATCATATGTCATCCTCATTGTTGTCAGGTGATTCCTGAGTTTAAATGGGGTCTGATAGTTAACGATATCAGCTTCATCGCTGTATTCTTCGTAAGCACTACCTGTTCTACTGACTTGTTTGCCAGCTGCAAGTAATGAAGGCGGTATGTATGAATCGACTTTGCCGTCTGCTACGACTACTGTGTAAACCCAATTAGAGCCATCCTGGTACGGTTCACCAACTACGCGAACCTGAAACTCCTTATCGTCAAATTCAAGAATAGCTCCAGGACCAAACCATTTCTCATCCAGAGTAAGCTGAATAGGCTGTTGGTTTAATCCGGGTACATCAGTAGACGCAATGGTTGTGTTATCAATAGAAGCAGAAACAATACGTACTGCTTTATCATGTTCTATCATAACATTCCATTCATACTGACGATTCTCAATTGTCATCGTTTTGCCCATACCATTGGTAATAAAGTCAACGATGTTACCCTGATCAAAACGACCAAAGATATACGAAAGTACAGTGGATACCTCATGAGGTTTGGTAAGTAGACTGTTAGCTAACATGTTCTCATCGACTAAATCGGCGAACCACTTAGTTCTATAGAGAGTCAAAGTATTTAATACATTGTTTTCTTGTGCCATAACTTACTAACCTAATTTATTAATTTATTAATTATTCATCAAGGCTTTACTCAAAGCACTCAAACCAGAATTACTTTTTTGACTTATAGATCCACTACCTGAACCCTTTTGTCTTTTTTGCTTATTTGCTTTTAATTTCTGATGTAATTGTCTATTAGCTTCAGATGAAGCCTTTTTTTGAGCACGCTCAATTAGAGCATCGCCTTTTTTTGTAAAATACGCAGATTCTATGAGATTCTTTATATCAGAAGCATAATCTTTTTGGTATTGTGTCATCCCATCAGCACCTGGTCTAAAAATATAATCCAGTAGTTCTTTCTTTTCACCACTGGATATTTTAATTCCACGGATCGAATCCATGTCATTTACAATCTCTTGTACGTTAGAAACAAATTTTTGTTGCTGTTCTAATTGTAACTGTTTTGTTTTTTTAGTATCGTCTAATAGCTTTTGTTTGTCTTTTTCCTTATAATCTTTTAACAATTCTACAGCATCTTGTGCTTCATCTTCTAAAACTCCAGCATCTTCATAACGAATCAAAGTTTTTTTAATTCTTTCTTCCGAATAACCTTTAGCTTGTAAAAGTTCTCTTACTACTTGTTTCTGATTATTCTCATTTTCTAAATCAATTGTTTCTAAATCTAATTCTGCAGGACCAATTTTTATATAATCTTCTAACTTACCTCCTTCTTCTATAAAAGAATTAAGTTTAGCCATTTCATCATTAGCAAATTTTGGTTTAGATGCTTCTTCAACAATCGTATCCAAATATTGAACTAAATCTCCTATACTTTCAATTTTTATATCATTAGAAAATTCTATTCCAATTTCTTCCTCTAAACGTTTCTGAAGAAAAGAGGTGATATCTGGCTCGAATTCCGACAAAGAATCTTCTGATTTCTCATCTTCTGATTCCTCCTCTCCTTCGCCAGTGTCATCTTCAGATCCCTCATCAGACGTTGCCTCATCATCGGATTCTTCATCATCAGATTCATTCTTAACATTGTCCTCAGACGCCTCCTTCTCAGACTCGCTGTCGTTATTATCATTATCTTCTTCTCCTTCATTTATTATTTCATTCGGGTCTACTTCCGGGATTTCATTAGGTTCCTCTGGTTTTTTACTACCAGGTTTATTTATAAACATCCCTGCTATATCATCTAAAGCTTCGAATCCCTCAAATACATTTTCCGCCATAATTATTGCGTTTTATTTGGTTTAGGTTTATTAGCTTGTTTTCTTTTTATTTGTAATTCTTCACGTTTAAGTTGTTCTGTGGTTCTGGCTTGTCTTTTTTCTTCAGCCAACTCCTTTTCTTTAAACTTAATATCTTGTTCTTGTTTCATTTTCTGAAGTTGTAACTTAGCTTGTTCTATAACTTGATTATCACCTTCTCTATTTTCATCATTTATAAGAGCTATTTGTAAACTTGTCTGAGCTTTGCGTATAGAATCTTCTTCTTTAATTCTAAGTTCTTCTTGCTTAATCTGTGCTTCAAATTCAGAAGCAGCTTGTTCAGCTTGAGCTTGTTGTTGCATTATTTGCTGTCTTTTTTCTTCTATATCAAATAATCTACGTTTAATAGTTGACATATTATCATTAGTTAATAATTCTGCAGCGTCTAATAAAGTAGCACCATTTTGCATTGCGGGTTGTAACAACTGACGCATGACTTCTATGTCTCTATCTTCTTTAGTACTATCTGTCAAAAATACATCCATGTCTGCAAATAAAAAATCATCTTCAATATCTAAAAAAACTCTTTCAGTATCGTTTAAGATATAATGTATTTTCTTATTGTCTGTATCTGCCCAAATATGTTTGGCTACATTTAATAACATAGTCAAACCATTGCGTTTGGCTTGATTGTGTAACCAAAACAAAGGTTCAGTAATATGAGAAGATTGTATTACTTCTCTTTCAACATTACCAACTAAAGCACGTTCATGAATCTGACCTTGTCTAGCTTTAGATACTCCAGAAATTTCACCGATCATTTCTTCTAATTTAACCATTAGGTTAATGTATTCTGCAATAACACTTCCCATAGTCAAATCTACAGAACCAAACTGTGTGAATTGTGATGCTTTACCACCTTCTCTGCCCGGTATATCCCAACCTTCATCATATGGATTTATTAAATTAACTCCCGCTCCAGTAAGATAATGTATCCACTCATTAACATCAATCCCCATGCTCTTAGGTATCTGAGTTATATCCATATTGATTATTTTACCTTTATCTCTAGCTAAAGCTAATTCCAACCTATACCACAACGCTATATACATATATTGTAAAGG